GGCTGTCCTGGCGCACGCAGCCCTTCATGGTCGGGCCCGCAAGCACGCGGCCCACGATCTCGGAGATGTGGCCCACCTTGCCGGGCCGCTCGTACCCCTCCGCGACAGCGCGCAGGATCTCGATGTAGAGCGGCTCGATGAAGCGCGGGACGTTGATGTAGTCCGAGTCGAGCCGCATCTCCGCCCAACCCGAGCGGTAGTAGAGCGTCATCGCGCCTTCGCTGTCCGCGTCGGGCGTGGGCCAGATTTCCATGCGCGGGACGGGCGCTCCGCCGCCAGGGTCCTGCTGCTCCTGGACGATCGCCACCCAGAAGTCGAGCGCGCCCACCACGATCGTCGTCGTGCGGAGCTGGAGAATCTCGTCCATCGACCCGATCGTGACCGTCTTCGTGAGGCTGTCGGTCATGTAGACCGCGATCTCGCGGATGAAGTCGTCGGGCAGGTCGACGTAGCTCTGGCCGTTCACCAGGTCAAGCGTGGCCGAGCGGCCCTGCAAGTAGCGCCACCCGTGCGCCGCGACCAGCCTGCGCCCCGCCTCGTTGATGAGCCGCATGGGCGATATCTGGCTCGCCGGCTGGCCCCCGAGCACGTGGTTGATGTGGCCCATGCACTCGGTCACGGACAGCCCCGGCTTGATGACGACCGGCGGCAGCGCGAGGCGCGCGACCAGCCAGTCCACCTCGGCCGTGATGCGGTCGGTGACGTTGCCGGGCTCGAGGGTGGTGGCGTACTCGAGGCCCGTGTAGTCCGAGCTCAGGAGCGCCGCCGCAGCCGCCCGCGTGTTGTCGTCCACGACCAGGCGGCTGTAGCTCGTGTGGAAGAGCGCCGTCTCGATCTGGCGCAGCCGGCGCATGAGCGCGTAGCCCATGAGCGGGCTCTTGCGGTTGAGCGTGCGCGCCGCCGACGTGCCCGCCGCCGGGTCGAGCGTCGTCTCCGTGCTCGTGCCGTCCTTCACGAGCTTGGGGTAGACCGTCGTCGTGGACGTGTCCGCGCCCTCGTCGCCGTCGAGGATCACGTCGTCTGAAGCCGTGTCCGTGCCGAGCGATGTCGCGCTCGCCGAGCTCTGGTAGAGGTAGAACGCCGTCCCGCTCGAGTTCCTCGCACGCGCAGCGGCATCCTTGCCGAGCACGTGAAAGACGCTCATGTCGTACATGTCCTCGAGCTCGGCGTCCCCGAACTCGTCCGCCAGGAACGTCGCCGGGGTCGTGGCGTTCGCGAGGAACATGAAGTCCCCGTAGCCACCGTCGACCGCCTCGCCCATGTTCCCCGAGCCGCCCGTCAGCGCGAACATCGGCAGGTGCAACGCGGCCTGGCCGCAGTAGACGCCCTTGCAGCCGGCGGTCGACTGCTGGCGGAAGTCGGTCTTGCTCGGGTCGGCGAAGTCGGGCGAGGCTGCGATCCACGCGGCCATCGTCGCGCCGGCCACGCCGCCAGCGTCCCCGAGCTGCGCCCCAGCGCTCGCCCCGAGCGTCCAGCGCGTCGGGTCGATGCCGTACGTCGAGGCGTTGAAGAGTACGTTCTGGATCGCCCAGACGAACTCCTTGAAGCAGTTGGGCCGGTCGTCGTCCGACCAGCCATCGGTGTCCGCAGGGTCAGGCCCGCCGTTCGCCACGGTCACCTTACCGGGCGGGTGGACGATGCCGTCGCCGTCACCGCTCGTGGTCGTGTCAGAGGCCGACCAAGGGGCGGTCACGTCGACCACGACCACCATGACTTCCCTGTCCAGCAGCGCGTAGAACTGCGGCTCGAGGATCAGGGTCGTCAGGTACTTCGGCGGCTGGGAGAGCTCGGGCGAGGGCCCGCCGACGATCTGGTCGCCCGTGCCGGCGTCGATGTCGTCGGTCGTGATCCAGTTCGTGCAGCGCGTGACGATGTGGACCGGCCACCCGTTCACGGGCTGCGAGTACCGCTCCGTGTCCGGCAGATAGACGTTGTACTGCCGACTCGTGACCGACGACGTGGTCGGGTAGTAGTCGATCTCGCGGTAGTCCGCCTTGTACCAGATCCCGTTGAACGTCACCGATCACCTCGCCGAAGTTGGAAGGTGGGGGGGCGCCCGGGGCTCCACGACGGAGGATGGATCGTCGCGTCGGGCACCCCCCCAGGGGGGCAGATCAGGTGGCGGCGAAGTGGCCGAGACCCTCGATGCCGTTGAAGTAGCACATCGCGAGGCCGGCCCCGGTGGTCGCCACGAGGTTGACCGCGACGGCCTTCTCGCCTGCGACGGCGATGTCCAGCGTCTCGGTTGCGTCGACGGCCAGGGTCAGGCCGATCGTGGTCGCGCCCTTCAAGAGGCACGTCGCGTAGCCGCGAACGAGGAACTTCCCCTCCGCCGTTGCGGAGTCCGGGATGTCCTCGAGCGCGACCGCGAAGAGCCCCAGCATGGGGTCCGCGACTGCGATCGCCGTGGTGAACGCGAGCGTGTTCGCGTCCACGATCAGCTTGCTGATCTGGAGGATGTCTCCAGCCACGATTGCTCCGCCGTATCCGTTCAGGAGCCGGACGGTGTGATTCCCTTCGAACAGGCCGAGGGACGGCCCTCCGAGTGCGGGTGCTTGTGCCATGTCTGTTTCCTTCTTCCCGCTTGGGGATCAGTTGGTCGCCAGCGACGTGACGCCGTTGGCCGGGCTCACGATGAACTGGCGCTGCCAGGAGCGGCAGGGCAGGTTGAACCAGGTGTCCACGTACTTGACGTACGAGAACGGCTGGCGCGGGTGCGACATCGTCGGCGTCATGTCGGCGTAGACCGAGGAGTGCCACACCGGCAGCAGGTACTCGCCGTTGATGCCGTAGTAGCGCGGGCCGATGTTGGCCGCCGTGCCCGAGTCCTGCGCCACGTAGCCCGTGGTCGCGGTCGGGTAGAGAGCCGCCTGGTCGAGCGAGGAGACGTAGATCACCTCCATGCCCGCGTAGTACAGGGTCTTGTAGTGCGGGTCGTTGTACGCCTCGCGCCACACGTTCTGCGCAGCACGCGCACCCTGCTGGTAGTTCGAGTAGCCCTCGAGATCCGTCGCGATGAAGTGCGGGTGGCTCTTGGGCTCGCTGTACTGGGCGTGATCGGGGAGCTGCTCGAACTGCGCCTTCAGGTAGGCGTTGTCCATCGCGGTCCACAAGTCCCAGTCGTTTGCCATGTCGCTCGGCGGCGCTTGCAGGTAGGTCTCCTGCTGCGGGACGAGCTTCGCGCCAGCCCCCGTTGCCGCCGGCGTCAGCGTCTGCTTCGTGGTGAAGTTGTCGGTCGCGGTCGCGTGGTTCGCGATCAGGCCCGACGTCTCCTCGTTGATGTGGTACGGGATCGAGTAGGAGCGCGTCGCGGTCGCCACGCCCTCGCCCATCTCGCTCTTCTTCGGGAGCGTCCAGAGGGATGCCTCCATCCCCTTCCAGTAGCTCGTCCACATGCGCGCCTGGATCTTGTCCCAGAAGCGCTTGTACGCGATCTTCTGGCTCGCGCGCGTGGCGCCCGCCGGGCTGTTGAGGATGACTTCGGGCTTAGTCCAGGCGCACTCGTCCTTGGCGAAGCGCCAGTCCACCTCCCACTGCTGCATCACCTGGGGGTTGCGCGGGGTGAAGTCCGCGTTCGTCTGGTAGAACTCGAACGTCGAGCTCTCATCGGTCATCAGGAAGTCCTGAATCTTGTCGCCGCCCTGGCACACCTCGTTGAGGCCCTTGCCCTTCATGAAGCGGCGGATCAGGTTCGTGCGGTTCACCGCCTCGTTGACGAAGGTCCCCGGCTCAGTGAGCGTCGTGGGACCCGTGATGTCGACGAAGTCGGTGAACGCCTGGATGGTCGAGCCGGCCATTGTCTAGCGTCCTTCTGGTTGTCTACCGGGCCACTGCCCGGCGTTCTCAAGCGCCTGCGACTCGCCGGGCTTCGTCCACGCGACCGTCCAAGACCGCATCGAGGATCGCGTCTGTACGCTGGTCCTTCGTGAGCGGGCGTTCCCGCCGGGTCTTGGGCACGTTCCCGTTGAACTGGCCCGACGAGCGCGCTCGGCTTTCTTGCCGCGCACGCTCACGACGGTCTGAATCGCGGCGATCCTCGGGGCGGCCCAGCACGGCTCGAGCGGCGTCGTCCCAGGCATCAGCCTCGGACTCGTATCCACCGCCTCGCCAGAACCGGGCAGCCTTGTCGGTCACCTTGCTCCAGGCATCGTTGTCGCTGAGTCCGGGGAAACGCTCCCCGAGCTCGGTGCGGGTCTTCTCGAGCATCACGGGCAGCAGCATCTGGCGCAGACCTTCGATCTGCTGAACCAGAGGGCTCGCCACCCGCTCGAGGGCCCCGCGTAGCGCCGTACCGGCATCTGCTCCGAACTCCTCAGCGAAGGGTTCGACGGCGGACGAGAAATCCAGCGGTGAGGGTTGGTCTGACGTTGGCTCGACCGTGTGTTCGGACGCGCCAGACTCCTCGGTGCCTTCTCGTGCCGACTCCTTCTTGCGGAGCTCTTGCAGCTCGCGATACGCCGCATCCGTGTCGGACTGAACCTTCGCGCGCTTGAGACCCAATTCGAGGATCTGCTCGTCGCTCAGGTTGTCCAGCAAAGCCTTCGAGAGCCCGTCGCGACGAAGTGCGGAGAGGGCCCGCTCAAGGTCCCCCTCCGCATCAGCTCGCTCGGGACTCTCAGGTGCTTCCCCGTCGGCCGAGTCGCCGTCGGGTTGCTCTTCGGGCTCGGGCTCTTCGTCGGGAGCCTCCTTGGGCGCCTCTTCGGCGGCCTCGTCGCCCTCGACATCCTCCTCGTGCTCGCTCGTGGCCCATGCGGGCTCGTCGTCGTCGCCCGCTCCCAAGACCCGGTCGAGCGCGGCGTCGCGGCGCGCGTCGGCTTCGGCGCTCACGGTCTGCGTGATATCCGCGCCCAGGATCCCCTTGCCCACTTCCTCGGTCATCCGTCCCCCTTGGTGCCCAGCATCTTCGAGAGCCACGACGCTTCTACGGGAGCCTCAGCGGGCTCCTTCGCCTTCGGGAAGGGCGGAAGCATCGACGTGGCAGCCGGCTTGTTGACGAGCGTCACGCCGAACTTCGCAAGGTCCGCCTCGGCCTCGCGCAGGATCGCCCGCTCATGGTCCCAGCGCGCATCCCAGGACATCTCGGTGCCGTCGTAGCGCGCCACCTCCTCGCCCGTCACCGCGTCGAAGTTGCCCTCGCCGGTCATCGAGGCGCCCCAGAGCGTCACCGTCCCCACGGCGGGGCCGTCGATCAGCAGCGGGGCGCAGAGCGCGTACACGATCGAGCGCAGATCCTTGCACCAGGCCCCCATCGGTGGGACCTTGCGCGCGCCCAGGCGCTTCAGGCGCTTCTTGAACGTCGCGGGCATGCGCTCGCCGCCGTCGATCTCGAACACGTCGCTCCCGAAGTCCGCCCAGGCCCGCTCGCCGCGCGCCGGCAGGCGCCTCACGATCAGGGTCGGGGAGAGCCTGAGCACCGCCTCGCGGTTGTGCTGGTGCCTCGAGGGCCGGTCAGCCGCGCACCAGTAGAGCCGCTCGGGCCGGGTGACGCCCAGGCGCTCGAGGCCGATCGCCCCGTTGACCGCGATCGTGGGCAGGCCAAGGTCGATTTCACCCGACTGGGGCCGCAGGCCCTTGCCTGGGCAGAGGATGTTCCAGTCGGTCATCTGGTCTCCTCGTACTCGTAGGCGTAGCCACCCTTCGGGCTCTCACCCTGGGTGCGCGCCGCCGTCTCGTCGATCTGCCTGCGGCCTTCGAATCGCGGGCGCCCGCTCCGGTCCCAGCCCGCGCCAGCCTTCTCGATCGCCGTGTCGAGCACGGCATCGCGACCGCGCCTGGGAAGCGTGTGGTCCACGAAGCGCTTGTCCTTGCGAGCGATCACGTTGCGTCGAAACTCAGGCGCAACCCGCTCCCCGTCAACGGCCAGGTCTCCCCGGCGCCGCTTGCGCTCATCCAGTTCCTCTCGGCTCACAACCTGACCCGTCACTGCGTCGTAAACCCTGACGTGCCTCATCGGCTAGCCCCCGCCATCTGGCCGTTCTCGCGGCCCGTTGCGTGTCCTTCGGTGGCCCCGCTCACCGAGCGCGCTCCAGCTCGAGGACCGGGCTGGCCGCCAGGCGTCACCTGCGACTTGAGGCGCGGGCGACCAGGCTCCTGGCCCTGCTGCTGCTCCTGCTGGGCCATCTGCTGCGCAGCCTGCGCCGCCACCTGAAGGTCGATCACCTCGTGCAGGTTCGGCACGTTCATCGTCTGGCCGAGCGTGCGCAGGATCATGTCCCACTTGACCCACGGCATGGTCGGGATCGCGGGCGCGATCTCGGTGACGATCTGCATCATCTCCTGCATGCGCCGCTGCTGAGTCGCCTGCGTCGTGCGTTCCATCGAGAACGGCTCGATCTCGAGCTCCAGGTCATCGAAGGTCGCGCCCGTGCCGTCCTCGTACGTACCGCCCTGGAACTGAAGCTCCTGGCCCTCGACGGCCATGTCGGGCCCCAGGGGGATCACCACGCGGTCGTCGTGGTAGTCGTACCAGGCGTAGGTCGTAGCCACCTGGGCCATCGCGTCCGCGAACTGCTGCTGCACGAACGCCACGCGCGCGTCCGCAGCCTGGTCCGCGATCGACTGCTCGGTCGCCGTCCCAAGGCCCGTCACGTTGCCGCGCATGGCCTCGGTGAGCCCGCTGTTGCGGTCGAGCCGGCCGCGCAGGACGTTCAGGTGCGTCAGGTGGTGCTCGGTGATGCCGCCAATCTCGGCGGTGACCACCTTCTGCCCCGAGCTTGCGGCGAGCCCATCCACCGGGATCACGAGCGCGTCACCACCGTCGCGCACTTGGTCGGCAAGGTCCGGGTCGCCCGAGTCCACGAAGACCAGGCGCTTGTATTCGGCCATCGCCTTCGACGCCGCCTTCGCGTGCTTGTTCAGCTCGCGGATCTGCCTGTCCACCGCGACCAGCGGCGAAAGCGGCATGGGCATGTCGGGGACCGGGTACACACCGAACATCGTGTAGGGCCCCCAGCGCGGGCCGTAGTACGGCTGCGGCGGCTTGAGCCAGCCGGTCTTGCGGTCCTCGCCGCCGTCCGCTGCGTCGACGGCAAGCGTGTACTTGACGCCGTGGTAACCCTCGGCGGGCCCGTGGTCCTTCTCCTTGTTGGCGTGCTCGGGGACCCATATCTCCCACACCTCGATCTGGTCTCGATCGAACACGAACTCGCGCGGGAAGTCGCCCGAGATGACGTTCGACTGGGACGGCTTGCTCGTGTTCGAGCCCATGCTCTCGATCAGCTTCACGTTCCAGTGCTGCTGGTCGTCCTTGTCCCGATACTTGTCGTCCTGGGCCTCCTTGAGCAGGTCTTCCTTGTCGCGCAGGTACTTGTGCCCACGGAACCTGACCGCGTCCTGGGTCAGCGCCTGGGGGTCTTGGACGTAGTTCCGCTGGCTGATGCGGTACGCGCGCGGGCCGAAGGGCTCGATGGTCTCCCACGAACCTCCCTCTTCGCGGTCGATCCAGCGCTCGGTCGGGCGGCGACCAGGAACCGGCTCCTGCGACACGAGCATGATGCCCCAGTTGAAGAGCATGTCGGTCGCCACCTCCATCTGGGTGCGGCGGACGTGCTGCTCGCGAAACTGGCGGTTGACGCCGGCAGCCAGGGCCTCGGCGATCATCTCGTGCATGCCCACGCGCTGCGACACGATGCGCACGCGGGGGGTGTCGAACGCGATGCGCGGGAGCAGGAGCGAGATGTACTCGTAGTAGTGGTTCTCGGGGAAGTCGTCGATCGCCCCACGTGCCGAGTAGGCCGGGCCGAAGTAGCGCCGCACCTGCTGGTCGAACGAGATGAGCTTGTCGTCGCGGT